CGAAGTTGATCAGCAACTTTGCGGTCAACAACTTCTTTCAGTTGGTCTTTTGTTACGATAATGTTTTCCATTATGCAATATCCTTAGATTAAATTGAGTAATTCGTCTGTGTTGAGTTTTTTAGGCATGTTCAAAGTAATTGAACGGCCTGCTTCGCCGGCTACTGCAGATTTGATAATCTTGTAACCGTTTTGAATCATATCCATACCTTCATTGATTTGCGCTTGTGTTGAAGCTGCAATTTTCTTACCGACTCGAGTTTCGGGAACCTCGAAACTAGCCTCGATGGACTCTGCTACCACTTCGACTGGGGGCTCGGCGGCGGCTGGTTCTTCGGCTACTTCAGGCTCTACTTCGCCTTGCAAAACTGCTAGCATAGGAGGAGCGCCTGCAGTAATAAAAGCGTTTACGGATGCTTCGGCTTCTTCAGGTGAAAAGCCGAGATTAATTACCTCATTAACAAACGCTTCCTTAATTGCCGGAAGAAGTTCGTCTTTGATCTTGGCTTCGATCTCTGGGGTTAACATTCTCTTTTCCTTTTTGTATTTTTGAATTGAATCTTGGAGTAAAGTCTTGATTGATTTCTTAAGCAAGGCTTGGCGATTTGCAGGAACTGATACGACGCTAAACTCTACAAGTTCGGACTTTGTGTAAACAGTTACCTTTTGCCCGTCGATTGTTTTATCTTCGTATTCATTTGGTATGATACCAACTGAAACGGCCTTTACAAAACCTGCATTGATTAGCTTATTGAGTTTCTTACCTTCTTCGGTAATACACTCAATTTGAATTGTAGCTTCTAGGTTTTCGCCATTCATTGCAAAACCCAAACAGCGACCGATAGGCCACTTGTCCGAGTCATGTTGAGCTAAGACTATGGGATTATTTAGATATGCTTGATAGTCTATTCCACTTGGAACTATGATAGTCCCATAGCGGTCAACTTCGGGAGTCGATACTACGAAAGTATAGAGATCATTCTCTTTCTCTTCGTAGCCTTCCTCTTTTTCGTATTCGTAGCCGTCCCTAAGTTGTAGGTTCAGCTCGCGTGTTATTAAATTCATATTAAACCTTTATTTTTATTGCTTTTCAACTGGGAATAATTGACATCTGCAGTTCACTGCATTTGAAGCGCTTAGTCCACTACCAAGCGGGCGCTGCGCTTTCTCGGTTTTGACTTCAATGATATTGCCTTCTTTATCGCGAACTTCAGTCACTACCGTAAAGTATCCGTCCGCGCCTTGAGTCGAGCCTTCCATAGCAGCATGAGCGGGTCTTACGCGGCCGTCTCTTTGTGTAAGCCATACCATCTCAAAGCCCTCGTCTTTGTACACAGCGTATTGCATTCCGCTTGTGACATTTGCGGCGGTCGTATTTGCGATTGCACGCGCTCTGCTTGTTTGAAGTGAGTCGAACTTGGTATTCAAAATCTTGAATAACTCGTCTTTATCCTTACCAGCGTTTGCAGTGAGAGTCGCTTGTACTTCTTGCTTGATAACTCCGATAGAATCTCGGATTTGAGCGCTTGACTCTTCGACCAAGGCGATAACCTCTGCAGTCGGAGGAACGCCGCCCTCGATTGCAAGAGTCGCATAAAGTTCGGTAGCTACTTGATTTGCAGCCTCTGCTATGATTGCGTCGTATTCTGCAAGTTCGCTCTCGGGAATATCTACCGTAGCCAAGGTCAACACGCCGTCATCTGCAAGCTGAAAGACTTGCTCTTTGATTTGAGCTATGATCATCTCAACTACATTCTCGAGGCTACCTGCATTCGCTTCAGTTATCCCGTCAAAGTTTCTCCAAAACAAGTCTTTTGCATCGGCTGTAACGATAGGGAGCTTAGGATTTGCTCGGGTTAAGAGTTTTCGAGCCACCACGGGCGCGGGAGCGGGATTTACGGCGCTTTGAAGCGGGACAAAACCATTAGCAATAAGCGGCGTATTGCCTTCAGGTATAGGATCATATCCGCGCTCGCCTCTTGCATCGTTGATCGTCTTAATTCCCCACTTAAGCTCGAACTCTTCTTGCCTCATATCAGCATCGGGATCTGCATATTCGTACGGATGCGCTTCAATTAAGACATCCTCTTCCCATCTTCTAAAATGGCGTGTAAACTCTTCGGCAATATAAAGAGCTTCGGGGTCTATCGTGTTTTGTCTAAAAATTGCAAACTGAACCTCTGCAGTCGCTCGGTTTTGGAATGATCCATCAAGCATTCCAGGGGGCACGCCGAAGACTTGAGCGATTTGCGCGCGTGTATCACGGCTAACCGCGTCATAGCTCACTGCAAGCTCGCCTTTTGGTGGGAGTTCTAATTGCATACCACCACCGAGCAAAGCGCGTAGCTTGTAGTCTGGTAGTTCTTCATTCCAAGCGCTTTTTAGCTTTTGCCATTCATCTTGGTCAAACCTTTCTGGGAACTTTGCAATAAGCGGCGGGACTGTATTATTCGCAAAAAGGCGTGCAAGATAAGCACTAACCTCGCGGTCTATATTCGCATATTCCAAAGCGGCTGAAACAAGACCAACGCCAAAGATATTCATTCCGATAATTTCTTCAGGACGCGAGGCGGGGTGAAGCTTTGCAAGGTGAATAATCTCTTTCTCTGGTATAGCTATATTGCCTTCTTGTGCTGACTGATATACATAGCCATCAATAAAGTTATTCTCGCCTTTAATGACTCGCATTCTTGTCGGATTTAATACCCACATCTGCAAGGGCACGCGGTAGCCATTTGTCGGAGTCCATATAAACGCATTGCCATTAATGCTAAGCCAGTTTTCAATATAGCCGAAAACTTGCGAGCGTGTAAAGTATGGATTAGGATTGCTAAGCAGCTCGTTTGTCCAATGACCGCGTCCGAGTTCTTCTTTTTCCCAGTTCTGCTCTTTATACGCATCAAACTTAATTCCGCTCAAAGCATTTGCTCTATGCTGCAAGCAAGCGAAGACCGTCCCTCGAAGAGAGGCGCTTAACTCATTACCGACTTGAGTCGCACCGATATTGCGAGAGCCACCCGACCGAATATACGGTCTGTCGTTTCTTCGCGGTGCAACTGCGCTCGCGATTCTATCTCTAAGTTGGTCAAGTAGACTCATACATATATCTGTGGAGTTTTGCGAATAGCATTGAAGGCATAGCCCAATGCGTCAATAAAGTCATCATGCTTGTCTTGTGGAGTGCCCGTAAACGAAAGCAGCTCCTCGGTAAATTCCGGATTGATATGAGGGACATGATAGACAAGGCCTTGCTCATATCTTGCCTCTACAGGCTGAAATCGTATTACCTTGTCTCGATCCGCTCTCACACCTACGACATTCATCTTAGTATTGCGTTTTAGCTCTTGCACCATCCAAGCTTGCGCCTGGTTTGATTCCACTGCAACTACTCTTGCATTCCATCTTTGCTCGGCTGACATGATCTTACGGCCTATCTCTTGGAATTGCGCTCTAAAATGGTCGGCCTCAACTACAACAACCTCACCATCTTTTGTCGTGCCTATTACCACAATCGCCGTATAATCTGCAGTCTCTTTCTGGCTAATTGCCAAGTCCACTCCAATGTAATACGCCGTACATTCTTGGCCGTTTGTCGTGCGTAACCATTCGCGCTTGATCTTAGCCGCTGATCTATCGACATATTCTGCAAGAAACTCTTGCGCAAACACTAAGCTCGGTAATAGCTCCTTTTGTCTATCGACTTCGCTTATCTTGATTTGCCCGCCGTCGTATGTCGAGTAGTGGAATGATTGCCAATCTGACATAATCTCGGAGAGCTGATCTAATTGCCAAAAGTGATTCTTACCTTTTGGCGTTGAAAAGAAATAAGCATCTCCTTCGTAATCTGCTAGCATCGGACTAAGCACAAAGTTCCAATCGTCTTCAGCATTCGGGCAATGTGCCCACTCATCGCAAATCACTCTATGAAACTTATTACCTCTTAAGCCATCCGCTCGGTAAATACCTTGCAAAACCAATGTACTACGACCTAGTTTAATCTGGCCTTGTTTGTAAGTTGCGCCAAGCGGTGCAAAGAAATTTTGTGCTTCGGTTTCTCGTCCTGAGAGTTCGGTGTATGAGGGCGCGGTGTAGAGAACATACGAGCCATCAACTTCCAGCATTTTCTCAAGGGCAAGAGCAAAAGCCAGATAAGACTTGCCAAAGCGACGACCGCACCGAACAACATTAAAGCGCTTCCTATTCCGAAGTATCTCAAGCTGTTTATCATGCGGTTTTATCCGTATCACTGTATCCATTTTGCGAACCCCACTCAATTATCATTTTGCCTTTCTCTGCTACCTGATTATCCATGTGAGATAGCAACTCCATTAGCAGTTTCATTGCTGTAATATCTTCCTTAAGCAAGATCTTTTTATGAATCAGCATTTCGATTATATCACCAGCTACGGTTTCTTTTGTTTTGCCGGGCTTTGATAGCTCTTCAGCTGCCATCTTTGCAAGGTCTTTGAGATACACGATGCTACCCTTTGGCCTACCATTTCGATTGATACGCTCGGGCTTGTCTCTGAAGCTATGTCCTTTGAGATTATCAGCGCCTGCCATAATAAACTCCCAAACCTAATCCAACACCAAGAGCACCAACAACCCATCCCCAGTTGCTTTCCGTACGAACTTCAGTCGGTAAAGTAATTACCTTAATTGAATCAGGGCGCGGGCGGTAAACAAGTGAGAAGTGCCCCTTGCGATTTGCATAGGCAAAAGCCATATTGATAGTATCGCGAGTCGCAGTAATTACGCTATCGCTTTGAGCGATAAACGAAGTATCTCCACAAGGAATAATTACGGGCTTATCAAGAAAGTAAATAGTGTCCTTAGTCTTGATAGTAACTGACTTCGTATGTACTGAGTCTCTAATCGTTACAGGGCGTTCAATAAGTTGCACGGTAGTAATTGTATCAGTTACACGCTTTTGGCTTGTCTTGCCTATGTGAAGCCCCGAAACAAAGCCAATAATAAGCAAGACTGCAACTATCATCATCGCATTAAGCACATCATTGAATCTCATTGCACTACTCCATTCTCGATAAACAGATTATCTACCATACCATTCTCTTGAATGATTGCAAAACCATGATTGCTATTTGAGTGTGGCATATATGCTTGTCTTAACTTGCATAGGCATCCCATTGTATATGCCTTGTAAAACTTACCGTCCAAGCTCTTGATAGATGCAAATGAAGTACGATGCACATGACCCATCACGACATTAGCCGCCGCTTTGAGAATCAAAGCGCGGGCGGGGTTTACGCCGCCTGATACTTTCATCTCGTGACCGTGGACTATGTATGTATTTTCAACTTTCATAAATTGCGTAGATTCGACAAAGCGTATTCCAAGATCATCAAGTTTTAGCAGTTTGCGGAAATCAATTAAACCAGCAAGCGCGTCTGCATTCTGCATTAAGTACCGCTCCAAGCGGTCTTCATGATTGCCAATTTTAAAGTAGATAATCTGGTCTTTGAACTCGGACCTCAAGCCTTCTAAAAACTGCTTTGCAAGTTCGATCTCATTTAAAAACTTTGGCGTATCAGCGTGTTTCGGGTGCCTTGAGATTTGAGCCGAGTCTAGTATATCACCATTCAGTATGATATTCTCTACTCGGTCTTGTTTTGCATATTGAATCGCTGCAATAAGCGCCGCTTTGTCATGGATGCCTAAGTGAATATCACTGAAGACCGCCGTCTTGCCTTGGATGCGAAGCGTCGGCAAAACCTCCTCGCGTCCGTCTTCAAAGGTATTTAGCCAATCAGGAACTACTTCGGGCTTGTCTTCAGGGCTCGGCTCAAAGCCTTTACCTATCCGATAGTTAAGCACCGCCGTGTACTCTTCATGGTTTAAGCGGGGTCTGTATTGACTCACTTGGTAATGCCTAGAATGATACTTGCGGCTTCTTCTTCAGTACCGTCGATTGCAGTTTCGGTATTCCATATATTGCCGTTTTCGTCTTTGAATTTCCATAGCATTACGGGAAATGGATTGCCAAATTCAGTCGGATTGCCATCAGCATCGTATGCCAAAACAGGCGTGTTTACGGCTTCAGTTTTTTTATAGAGTGTTATTTCCATTATAGTGCCCAAATAAGTAAATGACTGCCCTTTTTTACAACCGTTCCAACTGTTGCAGAGTCTGTAATTTGCGCCCATCTAAACCAAAGCCGAGGCTGGTCACCCATGTCATCATTTAAATAAAATGAGCCTGTGACTTTAATCGCCAAAGTAGAAAATATAGTCATTCCTACCGATACTGTAGTAATACCATTTGTTCCTGTTGCTGTTGTAGTTGTATTTCCCGGAATTGCAGAAAAATATCCTCTTGTACTTTCACCATTGCCAAACGCAATTTTAATGCCAGGCTGGTCGCCACTACCATTTAGATTACTTCTTTGATAATATATTACAGCTTCAAAGTAATAGTAAGTATTTTTGCTACCAGTAAATATTAACTCGTCATCAACTTGCAATGTAGATGAATTTGTAACCGTTTCATCGGTTGTTTTTATAATTGTTGTTGTTGGTGGGTTTCCACCACCACCACCACCACTCGCAGCCAAAGTAGTACCTGTCATTGTGAGACCCGTGCCGAGTGTAATTTCTTGCACATCGCCTGAACCTGAATCACCACGGCCTAAGAGCTTTGAAGCGGCTGATACATTCTGAATTTTTGCATAAGTGACCGCGTCATTATCTACAGTCCAAGTAGCACCCGAACTAGAGACGGTAATATCGCCCTTGTCTCCATCGGTTACACCACCACCGCCCGCCGTAGCCCAAGTCAAAGTACCACTACCATTAGTGCTTAATACTTGACCATTTGACCCGCCTGCTATAGTAAGCTTAGTGAGGTTTGTATTGATTGTATTGCTAGTACCGATTGTCTTTGAATCAAACGAGTTAGGCAATTGGCCGTTATTTAGTTTTGTTGTAGGCATCTTATCACTTCATGTAATCAGCAATTAAAACATCTCCGCTAATTGGAGCCGTAGCCATCGTGATTGTATTTGTAGAAATCGTGTAATCATTACCCGCTCCGCTTCTTAGCCTCATACCATTCAAGTGCAAGCGCAAAGTCCCTGCAGTCGGAGTATCGGGCAAAGTGTAAGCCGTATTCGAACCGTCAATATTTCCACTCGGTATGACTTCAGTTACAAAGTTGCTCGGAGTCAAAGTACCTGACTCATCTTGCACATAAGTGACCGCCGTAGAACCAAGAGTACCGCCTGAATTTGAAGTGCAATAGAATCTCTTATCGCCATAAGTCGTACCCGCGTCCACATGGACAAAAGAGCCTGTAAGCTCATCCCAAGCGTCCGAATCAGTTGCACGAGTTAAAGCGCTTGAAGACCCATTGAAAACATAGATACCGTTTTGGCTTTGAGTCGATTGCTGCCATACCAAAAGGCGCTGACCGCTTGTAAGTTGGTGACCGTCGAAAGTATCCGTTCCGGGATTGCTTATGGTGATATTCGCAGTCGTAGCCGCGTGGACATTGCGATACTTGTAAGCACTTGACAAGCCTGCTATTTGGGTATCTACATATCCCTTAGTTGCAGCATCGCCTGAGTCAGTCGGAGTTGCAATGGTTGTAAGCTTGTTATTACCCATTGACTGAGCGCCCGTAAACGCTACGCTCCCATCCTTCTTGACAAAGTTCGCGCCGTCCGCTAATTTACTCGAATCTATTGCAGCGCCCGCAGCTACCTTGCTATTGGTTATCGCACCATCGCGTATCTGGCGGCCTGCTATTGTGGTCTCTGGCATCGTATTATCCTAGTTTGTAATGTATTCGTATAACATCACCAACGACAGGCGAAACATTCAAAGTTATTGTCGTCGATCCGCTTGTCGTATAATCGTTTGTAAGCACTTGCAATACGCCATTAATGAAGACTTGCAAAGAGTTAGGGACAAAGTTCTGCAATGATGTGAAAGTCGCATTTGAGCCGTTGATATTTCCAGTCGGCGTTTCATTCCAGATAAAAACCGCCGCGCCTGAGTTGATTGTAGCACCAACTGAAACTCGGACAACTTCAGGAAGCGCCGTAATGACTACATTGTTAGTACTCATGAAGTCACCGTATCGATAATATCCAAATCACCACCAAGCCAATACTTTGTATCACCGCCAAGCCATTCGATTTTTACATCGTAGACTAGTCCCTTTTGCGGAGTTAAAGCAAGGCTTGTAGCTCCCGGCAAAGAGATTGAAAACTTGCCACCGCTTGCAGGGGAGGTTATTGTCGTATTGAAAGTAAAGAGCGTCGCATTCGTAGCCTTTACTCTGCATTGTGCGGTCAAAGTCGCATTCACCAAAGTAATAGCCGCGCCATCCGCGTCTTTCAATTCGACTGCAAGACTGAAAGTCTCACCTCGGTAAATTGCTATATTGAATCTATCTCTTCTCATGGCTTATCCGTAAAAAGCTTAGCAATGAAAGACCCACCAACCGCGAAGCTCAAGAGCGTAATCGCCAAGGCTATGTTATCGCGTAAATAGGCAAAACCGCAACCGGCAATGCCAGCGGCGGCTAAAGCTCCCGCGACTCTGCGAATCTTCGCAGGTGTAGGCTCGTTCCAATATTTAAAGCCAAAATGCAAACTCACTTGTTAAGCCCTGCAATTATGGAGTAGATCTGATCAAGTCTTGAGTGAACCAAAGCAAATTGCTTGTCTATCGATTCGGCTTGCTCTTTTTCGGTCTTTTCCAGTTGAGCTACTCGGTGTTCAAGCGTCGCAGTATTAAATACATGCTTAGCCGTTTTCTCAATGACATCTGCAATCTGTTTTGCGTGTTGCAAGCGTTCCCTATTCATAAATCTGAAAAACATGATAACAATCGTTACCGTACTTACCAGAGTCGCTAGAACATTACGCAAGAGTTCACTAAATATATCCATTGTATCTATCTTAAAACAAGGGCTTCCCGAAAGAAGCCCTCGCGGAGTGAAGGCATGAGATAAGGAGTGCCTATGTTGGCAAAACAAATATAAGCACAACCAAAACGGACTTAGAAATTTTATTTTTAATAAATCACAAAGTCCGTAATCCTGAAGTATGAGGTAGGGTTAATTACTCGCGTCCGTGCCCAAACGCCATCACCGTCATGCTGAGAGCCTCGAAGCCCCGAGCTTGTATTCCCCTCAACTGTCGTGCCCTTTTTTCCTTGCCATTTATCTACTATCCCTGCATGACCAAAGGGAGTAGTTCCCCTTCGCCATACAATGATCGTGCCCGGTGGTAGTGTCATGTTTTCAGCAATGACTTTCGTAGCCTTTATGGTCTTATTCCGAGTGGCGAAGTGCCTAGCAAGTCCTGAACCCGTGAACGGCAAGCCTTTGACCCCTGCAGAGTCTAAGCAAAAGTTCACAAAACTTGCACACCATTGAGCGCCTCGCGGGCTCTTGGTCGAAGCTTGAAAGCGGCGAACCCAGTAGCCGCCGTTATTGCCCTCTTCTTTCGTGCCGATAAAGCCCTTGGCTATTAAGAGGACCTTAGGACTGACTGAAGCATAGAGCGGCTGTAATGATGTTAGCAGACAAGTAAAGAGCGTAAGCGATAGGATTTTGTGCGATAATTTCACGAGTATTTACCTCCTTGATTAAGTACGAATCCACAAACCACGCCGCCCCTACTGCAAGTGCATACTTGCTAAGACCGACCGCGAATGTGCTAAAACTCCCATCTCCCACTCCTAAGGTCGCACCAAGTGCAATTACTGATAATGCGACCAAAGGGACAAAGGTCTTCAATGCATCCATTGTGATTATTCCTAAATAGAGACTAAAATGCGTCTAAGCTGTGGATTAAATCGCTTAGACTCTAGTATTGTATATTGCGTTGTTTTAATTCCGCTCTTGGCTTCCGTATCCAAAAGCGAAGCCTGAAACTTAGTCCAGTTTTCCTCTTGCCATTTGTCATAGTTCTCACGGTCATGGTCATCACTGTAGAACCAGCCCTCCCTTCTTGCAAAGCCTGTCAATACGCATCTCCAATATAGATCGTCATCGTCAACGGCCCAACCCCAATATTCATTGGAGTAGCCGTTTATTTTGCGGTATGACTCTTTGTCAAATAGCGTTACTCCACCAAAGTAAGCACGGTAAGGCATATCCCATTCGTATTGCTCTACATACCTTGCCAAGTGAGTCGGCGTAAAGACTGGTGAATAGTCTGCATCTTTTGCGTACATATCCACGTCATGAAAGCAAAAGTAATCAGCATGCTGAGACTCTAGGAACCCTATGTTTTTCATCATGCCGGTATTGAATAACTTGCCCTCTTCTTGCTCTACAATCGTTATGCCAAACTCCAAGCCTTGAGCCTCAAGCGTCTTAAATAAGTGAGGTATCTGTTTACGGATGTGAGCCTCGCGATTGCGATAGGGAATAATTACTTCAAGTCTCATGTAATTCTCCGCTTGTTAGTGATTCCCATTTGTTAAGTGAATATCTTGCATTCGACTGTATGAAGTACGGCTTGCGAACTGCATAGACATTAAAGTTCTCTTGAATATGTCCAAGCATGACATCAAGTGGAACTTGCTCTTCGTAAATTGCTACTCTGATTGCATTCTCTGCATAGGCTTTGAATCTTGGACTAAGGTATAGTATAGCATGAGCCGCCGCCAAGCTTGTGACCTTTACCAAATTCTCACTAAAGGCCTTGACTGTAGTCTTTGGATTAGCATGACTCCAACCAAGGTAAATAGCATCCGCGCCGTGTGGAATATCTATCTCTTCTCGGTAGTCTTCGGTAACTTGTGCATCGTCTTCAAGTATCAATACAGGCGCTTCGCCTGACTGCAGTGCATCTATATGAGATTGTCCACATCCGACAAAGTGCTTATCAAAGCGCGTGTCTTGAGGAGGCGGTATAGTCTTTGCGCTTATCCTTCTAGTCTTATTCATGCCAAGCATACCAAACTGGCGCTCCATCTCTATTTGATTATCAAGAGCCGTATCTAAATTGATATACCTAACCTCGCACTCGGATAGTCTCATTCCAGATTCTCCAATATGTAAAACTCCGCTTTTACCATCGCATCGTTAAGACTCATATTACGAAATCTAAGCTCCAAAGCATAACGGCCTGTTATCTTGTTGGTAAGCTTCAGCTTCCATCCCGAACCTGCGAGAAACAGGCGCGCCTCGTAAGGCACGCCGTTTTTCATGATCTCGGTCTTGAAGTCTTTGTCTTTGAGTTCCTCCCAGTCAAGAGTAGGCATCTCATCAAAGCTATCGTCAAAATGGTATAGCATCGGGAACCTCTACAGGCGCGGGCTTGTTTTCGTAAATCTTCGCGAGTTTGATACTTGTGATGTATCCAATCCCGCCCTCTTTCTTTTGATACTCTTTACCACCAACAAAGCCCTCTGCAATTACTTGAGTACCTACCGGGTAACCTCGCATGAGTTCGACCTTGTCGTTAATCGCCTCGAACTTGATAAATTCAGGATACTTGCTTGTCGAATCCTTTACCACAATTTCCGCTTTGGTGAATTTATCGGAATACTTTACAGGCGCTCCGACATACACCACCTCACCGCTAATCTCAATCTTTGCCATTCTCTTCACTCCTAGAAATGTATAACCATGACTTGCCGATAATTTGCAAGTCCGTAAAATAAGTATCTACTGCTTGTTTAACTGTTTCATGCGTCGTATAATCATGACCGCCGATCATTCCGCCCGGCTTGAGTTTCGGTAGCCATATCTCAATATCTACGCAAACAGAGTCGTAATCATGCGAGCCGTCAATGAAGATAAAGTCAACGCTTCGCTTCTTGAAATTCTTAGACGCTTGAGCGCTTGTCATATCGTAGGTTTTAATCACCTTGCTAACAGGCTCGATGTTTGCATGATATTCCGTTCGTAATTCGCCACTTTGGCATTTAAAGTCGTAAAAGTCACTCACGGGATTGCGATGCTCTTCAGAGCCTAAGAAGTGATCTACAGCATAGTAGGTAATTGCCTTGCCGGAATTCAGGATCTCAACGCCTGCATAAGCAGCGCTCTTGCCTTTCCAAGCTCCGATCTCTACAAACTTTGCGCCGTCGGTCGCTTTGTCAATTGCTAGCTTGATTATCTCTTCGTAGTCAAACCAGCCGTGAATGTTTTGGTAGTAATGATTCATAAGTGTCTCTTGTTGTTGTTTGTAGTCAGGGCCGGACTCGAACCGGATAAGCAACCGTTTTAATGGACTTGGAACCTTTCCTCATTACGCCCACCTGACTATATTATATCGTGTATATGGGAGTTAGCGGAAATTCTTTATCCGTTGCTCCCACACCTTTGATTGTTTATACCTTGCATACTTTCTGCTCGTTTTCCAAGCAAAGTATTTGCCTGAAAGTTCTTGACCCCAATTCCAACCAATCCAAGAAGCCCACCAACTGCTTCTAATTTCGTAGTCCAAGAAAACAGATAAAGAACTATCCGCTAACATCGGTTTGGCAAAATTGCCGTTTTTGTTTTCAATTGACCTTGTTGCATTTGTAATTTTCATTTGCATTCCTCATATACTCTAATATACTCAAATATCTATGGACTTTACAAACTCTTCGAAATTTCTTATTATGCAGTATCGGTATCCTGCATTCTCTACTTGGCTTTGCCACCACTTTTGCCGATCAGTTTGCCGACCAGTCGCGGTCTTGAACTCCAAGAATATCGGACCGCTCTTCGATAGGTAAGTCATATCAGCAACGCCAGAGATCATTCCCATCACCTTAAGCTGAGCGCCTTGCCTCGCATCGCGTGGGTTATTGTGATTCATATACAAAAGCCCGCGCTCTCTTGGGCAGTTATTCCAATGCCATGTAAAGCAGTGCGCTTGTAGTTGTTGTTCAGTCATGAAACTCAATCCACTTGCAACCAGTTTGAGGGTGCTTTGCAAAGAAATCTTGCATTTCTGTTTTGTCCGATTCTGAATCGCCCCTTACCAATTTGCGACCGTCTTCCATGTGGAATGTAAACACGCTTTTTTTGTATTGTTTTAAAAGCTCTATCTGTTGTTCAATTGGTAATAAATCTTGATAGGCTTGTGCTTTTTTATTGTGTTCAAGTAGTTCTTCCAATGTCATCTTTCATTCTCCTATAAATTGCTCAGTCATTTAATAAATAATCCATCATAGCGTAAAACTTCGGACTCCATCTTAGTAACTCTGCAAGCCAAGCAAATAGCATAATACGAGCCGTATCGTGAGACACGCCGTATTCCATGACTATGTCGTCTATCATGTCGTTAAGCCATTGCTCGGTTGTCATCGCAAGTGTCCTGTCTTGTCTTTATGTATGAATAGCCAGCCTTTTGCATATCCCATCGCATCTCGGTAGGCCTCGGCTTCAGTTCGCAACTTACACAAACTTTGCAGAACATACAAAGGATGTAATTTACCCGCCTTGGTCAAGGCGATCCAATCCGGCAAACCTCCGAGCTTAGCCATCTCGCGAGCTTCATGCTTTGTCAATATAACTAACTCTTCGAGAACTTCGCGTTCTGTTTTCGGGATAAGTTTTCCACACTCCGAGCAAACTCTTGCACTGGCATATAGGAACGCGTCGCAGTGAATGCAATTCTTGTAAACTGCTAATCCATCCCGCTTCTTCTTCGGCGGCTTAGTCCAATCTCTCGAATCGTCCCACATCCCAAAGCGGTAAAGGTTATTACCGAAGTCCAAGACCGTAAATGAGTCCTTACCCTCGCAAGTCCTCGAACCGCGTCCGACCATCTGAAGAAACAACGGTAAACTCTTCGTAGCACGGTATAGAATGACCGTCTCGATCGAAGGCTCGTCAAAACCAGTGGTAAAAAGCCCTACATTGATTAAAACCGCGGCGGGGGTCTCTTTATACCACTTGAGAGCGTTTCGCCTCTCTACGAGCCCCGCAGATCCGTCTAATGATATTACAGGGTGCCCCGCCTTCTCAAATTCTGCATAGAGTTCGGCCGCGCTCTTTAAATTCGGCGCAAAAGCTATGGCCTTTGTCCCTGGTGTCCACCTCTGGTAGTTTTGCACCGCGCCCTTGAATATCTGCATTCTTGAGTATTCAGCTCCTAATGAATCAGCATCAAAGTCATTACCCTTGGTTTTTACGCCGCTTAGATCGATAGGCACGGAATAGTATGAAGGCTTGGCTAAGTAGCCATCAGAGATAAGACTCGGAATAGTCGAAGCCTCGACCATGTGAGTATACAAGTCAGTCAAAGGCGTTCCCTTCCCCTCTCGGTATGGCGTAGCCGTCGCTCCAAGCACTCTCGCATGAGAGGGAAGAAGAGGGAAGAGCTTGTCGAATGTACGCTTGTGGCACTCATCAAATATGAATAAGTCAACGCTCTGAAGTAGTTCGCTGTAGATCCGCTGTTCAGCCCGGCGGTATATCGTCTCGATCATAGCCACAAAGATTCGCTGGCTTGAGTTTACCCGGGTAGTATCAGCGGTAATGAGTTCGGGAACGATAGCAAGGTTATTAAGCGCCCCGCCTGCTTGCCATAGCAGCTCGCCTCGGTCGGTCACTATCATAACTCTTTTGCCTTTCTGCAATGCGCTTTGTGCAATAGCAGAGAACATTATTGTCTTACCAGCTCCAGTCGGAGCGCAAAGAATTACGGCGCGGTGTCCATCGGCAAAAGCTTTGCGTAGGTTCTCGATTGCATCGGCTTGGTATTTTCTTAGTGTTGTCATGTTGTCAGGTTGTTGTCAGGTTTGAAAGTAAACCTGGCAACACTTAAATTGTTTATTTTCAGTTACTTATACTAAATGTTGTCAAGTTGTCAAGTTATTTTATATATATTATAGGAATAGAGTACATGATATTACATACATACACACATAATTTTTTTATAGCCTAATGAGGGGGTATTTTTTCCTAAACCTGACAACACGCCATTTTTGAGACTATTTGCGAAAATTAGCCATAATATATGTTGTCAGGTTTGTGTTGTACCCTTTCGCGAACCCAGTAACAGCGCATAACTTTGCCATTTTTGCGCCTTGATGCTTTTGGAAAGCCGAGATTTTTCATAGCGATTCCTATGCGAGTCATGTTAAAATGCAACTTTGTGAATTGCATCATGTGAGATACAATTTCGGTAGTAGTCCACCAGTTTGCATCGATATCGACTTCAGTCTTTTCGAAATACATAAGAATAGCCTCTTCGACTGTATCTACTTGCTCATTGGACTTTGCAGAGTCATTTAGTAGCTGAATATCTTGTTTTTCCAATTGCCAAGAGGTATCTCCCTCGCTTTTGTATATATGATAGGCTTCTAAGAGTAGATCTACCTTGTCAATCGCTTTAAATGCTTGAAAGTCTATGGACTTGACATTGATAGGCACGATGCGTCGGTTCCCGGTAGGGTCATTTATGATCTCGGAATCATTTGAAGTACCACAAAGCACGGCGTATCGCCTGAAGTCTTGAGTCCGGCGGCCGTATGGTAGTCTCATATTGAAAAACTGCTTTGATGATATGTCTTTTAGATGTTTGTACTCGCTTTTGCTTTTGCCGGAAAACTCATCATCGCATAGTATCAGCTTTGAAGTCATTAGCATGGCATCGTCTTTGCCGGAGTCGAGTTTAGACTCGCCATAATAGTCTCGGAGTTCATCTGGTAATAGCCACCTGAAGAAGTTAGTCTTGCCAATGCCTTGGCCTCCGACAAGCACCAGGATCAAGAGCGAGTAAGTACCGTGCATGGATGCAACGATTGATACAATCCACTTGCGAATAAAGATAGTAGCAATTGCTCGTGCGTTCTCTTCGGTTTCTCCGTCGAAGTATGGTGTTATGCATTCGGCAAGTCTATCTATGCAGTTTTGCGGCGTTTTGTCTTGATGCTTTGCGAAAAACTCGGTAAAAGGGTTGTAAGAGGGCGTTGCATCCGAGTTTATGATGTCTTCGACCGTGCTTTTAGCGCATCTAGAGCCTAGGTTATCGGCAATCTCGCCCCATATAGTGTTAACATCCCAGTCGGTAAGCGGTCGGTCTTGATATTCGACTATACCGGTCACTTCATTGCGTTTCAGTCCATAAGTAGCCAGCGCGGCGCGGATTTCGGGTAAAAGATTAGCCTGTTTTTCTCTGCTTAGCTCGGAGCGTGGTATTGCAACTGTTTGTTCTGCAATCTCTGCTGCTATTTCCGTTGGAATGCCATCCTCCTTAGCTAACTTTACAACTGATTCGATTATTTCGGCATCCGATTTGAATCCTTGTAGTGCTTGGTAAGTTGCTAATCGTTGGACTCTTTTAGTTTGCTCTGTTTGTATCTCAATACCCGCATCTTTGCACTTGTAAAAAAAGGTATTGATACGCACGCGGCCTTTGCCGCTTTTGAGGCACTCATTATACTTAGCATCGCACTTTGCGGCATCGTACTTAGATCCTTGCTGAGATATGCAGTGGAAATAGTGACGGCCTTGTTCTCCGTAGTGTCCTGCGAGAGCGAAGCCGATTTGCATCCAGTCATAGTAAGAATCTACAAGGTCAATACCACGCGAGCCGATTTGAGTAAGGATATGATCTATATCTGATTTGGTGTGTGGGTAATACCGGCGCGCCTCTGCTTTTGGTTGCTTAAGGTATCGTTTAAATACTTGTGTTTTGCCCTCGCGTCTATAGAGATGCGGGTCAAATGATACAAAGCGAAGTCTAGAGGTATCCTTACACGCGGGATCGCAAATAAGGTGATAACTATCGGCTAAGTGCTTTTCTATGGCGTGGTAGGCTTCTAAGTGCTTTGTAGGCTCTATTAAGAAGTATACTGCATAGCCGTATCCTCCGACTGACTGATGGTAAGCATATACAAACGGGTCCGATTGCAGTTGCTCTATTTGCATTTCTGGGTTGTCTTTCTCATCGATATCCATGCAAAGAATACCCGAGTGAGCTTCGAGCGCGTCCGCTTTGCGTTCTGCGAACTTGCCGGATGGTGAGATAGCAGGTAGCTTGCGTTTAAAGTTGGTTTTATTTTCGCCTTCGGGTAGATTCCGGTAAGTAATAACGATATCTTGCCATATACCTTGTTCTACTGACTTCAGAAAGAAGTCGAAGTCCATAGTCTTCGCGGCTTTGGTTTCGCGTGTTGAGTTGAAGAAAGAAATAGTAATACTCATGCCTTGGCCTTGCGAATAAGTTGTAAGTAGATTTCGTTAAAGTTTGGATCTAGTATGCGCTCGTGTTTTATATTTCGGGCTGCAATTATAGGCAATTTACGATCGCAATTAAAGATAAAAGCGATATCCGTCATAGTGAAAGCAAAGTCTTGATAGCATATTGTTATGGCCACATGCCTTGCGAAGCTTTGTCGCTGGTGAATATGCTGAATACTGATCTCGTAGTATTCAGCAACCACTTCAATAACCCGCTCGGATACTTCATACAGCTCGGCGGTGTTTAATTTTCGAACACGCCCGCGGGGTTTCTTTGTTCGATTTCCGAACAACTCCTCGCGTTCTATTTTAAGAATCGCTGAAAGCGGGAGCGTAGCGAGCGGCTTAGGGTTTGTATCTTGCGCAAGGTCACTGATGTGACCGATCGGATGTAAGGGCATATTTTTTCCTCTATGTAATATCCGACTTGTAAAGTAGTTTCACGATCTAAATTGTTCATGTCGAGTCCAGAGATAGTCTTCGATTTTTTGGGCTGTTAGTTGCACTTGCGAGTATGTATCGAGCTCGTCCATAGCCGCGTAAATATGATGCGAAAGAGTCGAGCGATTCATGTCTAAGTATTCGGCGATCTTGAATGATGTGAGCTTCAGATATACGGTCGCAAAGAATATAAACATCCGCTTCGCTGCTATTAGCTCTTGGAATCTTACCTTGTCTCTTAGCGTGTGATTTGTCGGGAAATGTTTGAGCACTTCGACTTCAAGCCCGGATAGCTCCGCGTATGGATTTGCAAATGCGAAGTCTATGCCTCGTTTCATAAAGTGAGCGCTCTTAGTTTTCGGGTCTACTCTTGCGTATTGAAGCTGCGGTCTCTTTTGTTTTGCAAAGTAATAATCTGCTAGGTTATTTTTTGTGTTTATTGCTTGCTTTGTTTTCCGCTCAATTTCTTCGCGTTCCTCTCTTAGTTGCTCGCTTAGGCTTTTGCCTTTGATGAAGGGGGAGGCTAAGCCATCCCCCTCGTCATATATCATATTGTGATTCATGCAAATATAGCCTCCTGACCTTTTGACTTTACAAGCTCTTGCATATTTTTTGATGCAAGGTTAAAATAAGACTCTTTTAATTCAAATCCGATTCCATAGCGATCCATTTTTACCGCTTGATATACTTCACTACCAATACCCATGAAAGGAGTGAATACAGTATCGCCTTTATTTGTATACAAATGAATTAATCTTTCAATGGTATCAAGTTGAAGCGGGCAAATATGCTTTTCATCTTGATCCTCTCTAGCATTACGATACCCTTGTAAAGTATTCGAGTAATTTATGTCCATCCATACAGGTGATGCGTATTTTTGCCATAAGTCAACAGAAAGATCAGTATTTGTAACAGGCTCATCTCTATCGCCATCTTTTCGGAATATCAAAACATAATCAGGAATACCAACGCGAGACATAGTGCTATCTTTTTTGACTTGTTTATGCAATAGTCCTAGTGCTTTTGTTCTTTGCATTTCAACTACTGGATCTTTCCAAATAGTTACTCTCGAATGATAGACAAAACCAACAGACTGAAATAACTGTACTATCATTCCGCTAAAGTCGCGAAGTCCGATATATCCCTCTTTTCCTTTTTGTATAGGCAAGTCCATGCAATGTACTGCGATATTACGGCCTTCTTTAATGACTCTAAATAGTTCCGAAGCCAAGAAAGAAAACTGTTCAAAAAACTCTTTGTAATCTTTGGAATTTCCTAAGTCTTCGATATGAGATGAATAAGTATATAGTTCTGCAAATGGAGGGGAAAACACACTAAACCCTACGCTATTTGATTCGAGTGATTGTATCAATTGAATACTATCTCCATTCTTGATAGTATAGTATTCATTGCTTGTTTCATTTGATTGCACTTCAGCGTGCTTAAATATATCCTCATTGGCGTTCATACTTTTCTCCATTTCCTTTTGCATATTCTCAAATTGATTCTGTTTTGTTTTAATTGATTGGATTACATTTTGCATTGTATCGGTCGTAATAAGATAGATATTAACTTCATTCTTTTGTCCAAATCTGTATGATCTGCGGATTGCTTGATACAAGCCTTCAAATGAAAAGTCTAATGATGCAAATACTTGATTTCTGCAGTTTTGATAATTGAGTCCAAACTGTGCAATCTTAGTCTTAGTAATCAAAACTCTAAATTCATTATTTGCAAAACCAAGAAGCATCTTTTCTTTATATTCCGGAGAATCAGATCCTTTGACTTCAATGGCATCTGGAATCAGTTTTCTAAGCAGTTCACCTTCTTCATTTTGTTTAATCCAAATAATGTAATTTTCATTTGAATTATTTACAAGTTTTACAACTTCATCAATGCGTTCTAATTTAGTGAGTCGCAATTCTTGATTAAAGTCAATTGCAGATATAGCCGTATCATTAAAAAGCAATCCATTGTCTCTAGTTTCGGTTTTGATTTGCTTTTCTTGAATGTTTAGACTTGGCAAGTCGTATCCATCCATCGGGAATCCGATATTGCTTGGATTAGATAGCATAATTGCCCATGATGAAACAAAAGAATAAAATGTACTAACAGCATGGCCTTTTAATCTCCATTTAGAAGTCTCACCTCCATCATGGACAAAATACATTGCAAGCATTTCATTGCGACTCATGATATTTAAAAACTCAGCATGATTGCCGAGTTCCATCGGATCATTAGGAGATGGCGTTGCAGTACAAGCAAGTTTGTATTTAGTATGGTAAAAAGAATCTATTATTTTCTTTTTAGTTTCGCCTTCAAAGTTTTTAAGAATACTAGACTCATCAAGTACCACGCCTGCAAATTCAGAACAATCTACATTATCTATTTGCTCATAGTTAGTAATTACCACGCCATGATTCTCAGATTCTTTTGCTTTGCTTATTGGAATGCCAAACTTTGCGCCTTCGCTTATTGTTTGTCCTGACACTGCAAGAGGTGCGAGTATCAGCACTGGTTTTCCTGTTTGTTTATTTACTTGATTTGCCCATTCAAGTTGCATCAATGTTTTACCAAGTCCACAATCTGCAAATATAGCATAGCGTCCTTTCTTCAGTGCTTTTGTAACTATGTATTTTTGAAATGGGAATAAGTATGTATTCAAATCCTTATCTTCAATATCAAATCCGCTCTCTTGGATTGATTTTACCTTCTTTTTAAGAAACTCCGCGTAATTCATTTCACATCCTCGAAATCTTTAAAGTACATAGTTAGTGCTCGGCGGAATAGCTCTCTTTGTGAGATATTTTGCGCCTTTGCAAGTGCTCGGAATCGATCTGCCATTGCGTGTGGTATTTTAAGTGCAAGCGGCGTAATGCCTTGTCTTTCATCGGGTGTGAGTCCTTCGCCTTTGCTTTTTTGGTATCCGATTGCAGTTTTCTCAATTACTTTGCGTTCTTCTCGCAATTGCTGAGACAATGGGACGCCGGGCTTAAGAGAAGTCTCGATACCGGCGACTTCTTTGTATAGGGCGGATGTTTTCATGCTAAATCCTCTTGATCAACCCAACTGCAAATTTCTGGTTTATCATATCTTTGTGCCCAAACGCTAATATTATTATTCTTTCTAAAATATCTATTTGCAATTACAAGTAACTGTTTTGCTAAAGCATAATCATTATCTTGCAATACGCAGTAATCATCCATATTAAAAGCCATTACTTCTATAACCATCTCATAACCCGAAGATTTGTATTCAGATTTATTATTTGCCATCTCTACTCGCACATCGAAAATATCAATTGGAAATGAAGTACAATATCTAAGATACTTTACAAATTTAGTAGTCCTATCATCTGTTTTTCTTGCATGATGATTTTCTCTTTTTTTATTTCTAACTTTTTCCAATTGATTAGTATTTATGCAATAGTATTTTACTGAATCTTTTGTAAATCGCAATCCTTTTACTGTTCTATATCCTTTTCGATTTAGGTATTTAGCAAGTTCAGACGCTTCTTTGTTGCCTTTTATTTCTGAAATTATCTTCCTTCCTTCATCTACAGATTCAAATTTCTTTATAGTATTTTGTTTTATAGTACTTGTGGTACTTAATCCTAGTAACTTGGCTATAAACTCCTTAAACATATCTCATCTCCAATAAATAAATAATAATTAAGCGAGCACCTTGCTCTCTTGTAATTGCAAAACATCTTCTTTATCAAGCCCTCGAACTAAGATATACTCATGCAAGTAGTGTATCATGTTTCGGACATATTCGTAATTGTAGGCGGGTCTTGGGAATGAGTATTCCGCTTTGTTTTTAAAGTCCATAGCTTCAGGTGAATTGAATTCGAATATCTTGTAATGGACAAAGGGCGCGTTGAATAGCTCGCAATATACTCGCCATTGTATTGAGTTGTAATAGTCATCAAAACTGATTGTACTATACTTGGTTTTGATTTCTACGACATCAAGTCCGATAAGTTGGTCTGCGACTCCGGTTACTGATATATCACCGAATTGAGTGCGGAAGACGCGGCGAACTTTATACTCGAATACTCGCGAGCGGTAATCCATGCAATTGCGGGCGTTGATAATGCAGTTATCGCTAAATTGTCCCTCGAACTCTTGAGGGCTGTCGGCTTGCATCATCTCGTGGAATGCGATACCTCTTTGCATCATTGCATTCGGCGGATCGAGTCTCAAGAGTGAGCGCTCGAACTGCTCGACTGTTATTAGACCATCAAGAAAGCGGCGGTAAGATTCGAGCTGGGTTGCACTAATTTTAATCATACTTCCTCCTGTCCATAAACCAGCCTATAATACGCTTCCGGCGTGCATGCTTCTTTGAGTTTTGCGCCCGCCTCGAATGCTTTAATAATTTGCTCGCGTTCCTTTGCTAAGAGGTCAACTGTTTGGAATCTGATCTGCGATAATACCTCGCCTGGTGTCCGACTTACTGAAGCCTCGTAATATGCGAAGTCAAGTGATTGCCGTAGGGTCTGCATTGCGGTTTTACTCATGGTCGCCTCCGTAGTTTTCTTTATAGTATTCCTCTGCTTGTGTGCATGCATCTTTTGTCAAATCATGTACAAGTCCGAGTAAATGCGCATCAACAATCTGCTCTTTTTCCATTTGCTTAGCTTGGTGAAAAAACTCGTCTAATTTTTCGGGCTGTATTCTAATTACAAGGTAATTGAAACTATCGCCTTTTTGGTTATAGTATAATTCCGAACCCCAATGTATAGACGTATTTTCTATACTTTGCTTCAACCACTCTACCGCCGTTTGTTGCTTACTCATCGATATACTCCTGATACGGATCTCTTAAATTGCGAATCTTAACTAGCTCGCGTTCATGTATTGTCATTTTGGCTATGCTGTACATCTCTTTCTCAAAGCGATCATAAGCCCACTGTCTTACATCCTCTTCAAATAGCGAGTAATCTAAGAGCGTATCGTCTTCATCAAATGCGCCCCAGACTTCGAAGGTGTTAGTCATCTCACCACCTCTTCAAACTTACCGCTTTCTTTATTCCATTGCAAGCCGCGCTCTCCGAATGTAGTTACCACTGAAGCCCATACCGCGCGCTTAAGAGCATCCTCAAGTCCTGCTTTGCTAAGGTCAGAGACAAACTTATTCGCATCCTTTGCGGCTTTTGCCTTTTCGCTCCATTCGCTGACCAAGGCGATTGCGGCCTCTTGCTCTTTGGAGCGTCTGCTTATTGCCGATTTGGTATGTTCTAATATATCAGCAAGGCAAGTAGTCATAGAGTGCAAGCCATCCACGTGAACGGGTGCAATTTCTGCGCAGTTCTTGGCTACGATGCTATCAGAGAGGTCAAAGGTCAATACTCTCTTATTGCCTTGCGTTGTATAGTATCCTACTAGGTCGCATGACTGCATAAGTAGGTCATAACTTGCGCCTGGTATCAATGGCCTCTTGATACGCATATCGCCTTCTTCTTTCTCTTTGGCGTGTGCTATGAAAACTACATTTTTACCGCTAAGCTTGAGCGGCGTAAAAAACTCTTGGAATGTTCGCTTTGTTTCGCCCCAAAGCTTGATCGTATTGCGAAGAAGTCCGGGGTTATTGATAGTAAGGTGCATCTGCATTAATTCAATAACAGTGCCCGCCGTATCGATAATAATCGTATCATGCTTGGCTAGGATTGCATCTAGCTCTTGCTTGTTATTCAGCAAGTCTTGCCATGACTCGAACTGAAGACCATTCTTAAGTAGTGAGGATCTATGAAGCCCTCGGTCGAAGTCTAGTACAATTGGATTCGGCGAGGTGTTCGCGAGTGTGGTCTTACCGATTCCGGGATCGCCGTAGATTAGGACATTCAGCCCGTTTACTTGCATCCCGCCTGTTTGTGTGATTAGTCTCATGTCTCAACTCCTTTAATAAATTAGATTTTATTGCCCCAGTTCACGTAGGGCACTTGTTTAGTAAAACTTGCCATAAACTCATCGAATGTTTTGCCTTCTTGTCCGTATCTAAATGCAAGT